GTTAGGGTTGCTAAAATATGAAAATTTCGTAGGTTTTAGATACGATGAGCCACTTAGGGTAAAGCGCAGAAAACAAATGTGGAAGCAAGTTACTGATAGATTTCCTCTATATGATGATAAAATAGATAAAGCGCAGATAAACAATTATTGGATTAATAAGCCTTACACATTGGAAATACCAAGCATTTTAGGAAATTGTACCTTATGTTTTATGAAAGGTAAAAATGCAATAATGGCTATTTTAAGAGAGCATCCAGAACTAGCAGAACTTTGGATAAAAGATGAGCAGCAGACTGGACATACATATTTTAAGGATGTTAGTATAAAACAGCTTTTGGCAATATCTCAAAATAATCTATTTAGTAATCATTTGTCTGACATCCAGCCAGCTTTTGATTGCGCATGCACAACATAACAAAATGAGAATCTTTATACAAAGCCCGAACATTAACTCTAGGCATGGTGGGATAAGAGTCATTAACGAATGGGCAAATAGATTGCAGTCTTTTGGCCATAAGGTTATTTTATACAACCAAGCTGGTCCAGTTAGGTGCGATTGGATGACCATAACTTGCAAGATTGTCAATACTACTAGTTTATTGGACAAATCAGACCTTTTGATAGTAACTAGCCCGCATGGGGCTTTTCTATTGGCTAAAGACCATCCGCGTAAAAAGGTAGTTTTTCTCCAAATGTTGGAGCATCTGTTTAATATAACCAACAAGTCATTTTTTGATAGTTGCTTAGCTTTATATAGTACTAAATATCCTTTAATCTCAATAAGCCAGTGGAATATCAGACTAATGCAAAACAAATACCAAAGAAAAGGCCCGATACATTATGTAGGCAATGGGGTAAATTTAGATGACTTCCCTATTAGCGATAAACCAAAAGAGGGCAAAATAGCACTACTAGAATCGCCAGAGCCTACTAACATGGCTAAAGACACCGAAAAGATAGCAGTACAAGTGGCTAAGAACTTAATAGAGAAAGGCTGGACAATTAAAGGCTTTGGGTTACAGGCAGCCAAAGACAATATCTATGCAGAATATTTTACTAAGCCAAGTCTAGAAACTATGAATCGTTTATATGATGAGGCAACCATTATGATTAAGGCTACCAAGTACGATGCAAGATCAACAGCCCCTATGGAAGCTGGCACAAAAGGAACGGTAACAATAAGAGCCATTATTGAGGGGGATGATGACCTAAATGATAGCAACTCTTTTAAGACTGGCTACTCTTATGATAAGTTATTTGATGCCACTATGTTTGCAATCAATAATCCAGAGCAATTGAAGCAACGGTCTGAGAATATTAAAGCCCATGTGCAGACTTATACTTGGGATTACTGGATGTATAAAATTAATCAAATCTTATGCAGCTTATAGTTGGATGCGGTCCTAATTGGGCCAAAAGAGAAAATGACATTTTTTTAGATGTAAGACCATTTGACAATGTCGATGTGGTTCACGACCTAAATTTAACCCCTTGGCCTTTCAAAGATAACAGCATGACAGAAATATCTGCTATTCATGTGGTGGAGCATCTTAATAGCTTGCTGGATTTTATGAATGAAAGCCATAGAATACTACAAAAGGGGGGAGCTTTATACATAGAAACCCCAGAGGCAGGGGCAAACCCAGACTTGCAGTTTGCTGACCCTACTCATGTAAGATGCTATCGGAAGCACACTTTCATAAACTATTTTACCCTATCTGAGGCTCATAAGTTTGGCTATACTGACAAACTCTGGGCTATCATGCACATAGATACTAAAGATGGAAACCTTATTGTCCACTTAACACCCCTAAAATGAGAATCTTAATCGTTGCCCTAGAATACTTAGAGCCAGAATGGCTAGAGACCCTAAAGTGTATTGAGGAAACTGGGTTACCTTATGAGATAGTCAGCCGGGATGGGGTTGGAAATATGTCTAGGGCTTACAATACAATAATAACCAAAAACAAAGAGGCAGATTATTATTGGTTTGTTTCAAATGTAACCTTTAAGCCTCAGATGCCTTATGAGTTAGCAATGGCTTGCGAGACATTAGGCTGGGCTGCCATCCATCCAGCTATGCCAAACTCTGATCACAGATTTCAATGGCCTAATGGACATGAACCCAAAGAGACCCCTTTTATCGAATGGACCGCCCCAATGGTTAATGCAGAGGTCTTTAACTTAAACCCTTTGGATGAGATGCTGCCTTATTATTACATGGACCTTGATTGGTGTCATCGAGTCAAACCCAGAAAAGTAGGGGTGCATCATAGCCAAGTCATCGGGCATACTTATTTAAGGAATAAAAAAGAGCATCCCATCGGTCAGCTAAGAAAGCAGCTCAGAAACTACTGGACCCCAATCAGTCAAAGACACATGCTGCAAAAATGGGGTAAAAACTGGCAACAAGATTTATGGCCTAAATAAAACAAAATGACAACTTTAGAATTACATGGAATTTACCATGAATTAGCTTTCTGGCAAGGCTTTGTAAAGACAGACCGCTTTTTACAAGGCTGGGTAAAGAAAGTAAAAACACCCGAGCTGAACCAAGAGGTGGCAGACTTTATATTATCTGTACCAAATCAGAAAGTATTAGATGTGGGCTCAGGGGTCTGCTCAATACTAAATGGATTAGTAAATGTAACCCCTTGCGACCCTTTGGGAGACCTTTACAAGCTAGTCTTTGACTTTGAGAGACACAAACTAGTAGCCCCACTACCCTACCCAGCCGAGGAACTGACCTACAAAAACGAATTTGATATAGTTCACATATCCAATGCCTTAGACCATACCCAAGAGCCTAGAAAGGCCCTAGAATGTCTATTGCAAGCTGTAAGACCGGGAGGATATCTAATCGTGCAAGGGTTTTTCAACGAGGCAACCCATGAGAACTGGCAAGGCTTCCATCAATGGGATATCTCTTTAGATGATGATGGCCTTATGGTCATTTTAGGTAAAAAGGACAAGACAATCATTGCATGGCCTCCACATAAATTTGCTACCGTACATCTTTTAGGTCGGGATTGGTATTATTGGATTATAAAAAAATAAACATGGTAATCTGCTGTGATATCGATGGTTGCCTAACAGATGGCAAAATCTGGGTTGACCATCAAGGAAACATTATCAAGTCGTTTAATAATAAAGACATTGGAGCCATCAAAGAGTTAATCTCTATGGGCTATCAGGTCCATTTAGTAACCGCAAGTTCATGGCCAGGTGCAGAACAATACCTTAGAAGGTCAGGGGCAGAATTGCACATCATACGAAATAAAGAGTCTATCCCTTTTGACTATCAAATAGCCATTGGAGACTCAGCATGGGATATTCCTATGTTATGTAAGGCAAAACACTTATTTTGTCCAGCAGATGCATCTTTAGAGGTAAAGTGTTTAGATGGTGTCCATCCACTAATGACACCCGGAGGGCAAGGAATCATGCTTGAATTGGTCCGCATACTTAGTCAATGGAATACAGATGTTGATAAGTAGTAGTACTTATATTTGGTAGATTCAATAATTTTTCGTATATTAGGGGGTGAATAAAGGGTAAAAAATCAACGAGCCTACAACCTTTCGGGGTTGTGGGCTTTTTTACTTATGCCGTATAAATCAAGAGCCCAAGCAGCCTACTTTAACCTAAACAAGAAAAAACTTGAGAAGCAAGGGGTAAATGTAGATGAGTGGAATAGAAAGAGCAAAGGCAAGAAACTACCCAAAAAGAAAAAGTAATTGTCATCACTAACCACCATAGACTGGGACCTTGTTGCAGAATACCTGATGGCAGGCTGTTCTGGTGTCGAAATTGCAGCACAAATAGGAGTCCACGAAAACACTCTGTATCAACGATGTAAGTCTGATTTAGGGGTAGATTTTGTGGCATTTAAGCAAGAAAAGCAAGCGGCTGGGGAATCATTATTACGCAAAGTGCAGTTTGATACCGCAGTCAAGGATAAAGACCGAACCATGTTAGTCTGGTTAGGCAAACAAAGGTTAGGTCAGAAAGAAAAGGCAGAGCAAGATATTAAGGTTGATGGTGGCATTAACATAATATTTAAGCCTGTCAATGAAACAAGTTGAGATACGATATACTAGTGTCTTTGAAAGGAACTTGCTAGCCTATCAGGCAAAAAGGTATAGGGTGATAGCCAACCAAGGCTCTACCCGATCTGGCAAGACCTATTCAATATCTCAGCTTTTAGCTCTTTACATACCGCATAAGGAAAAAGTAACGATTTCGGTGGTTAGTCCATCCTTACCCCATTTGAAAAGGGGTGCAAGGCGAGATATCCTAAAGATACTCGAAGATGCTGGCATCTACTCAGATGACAACTTTAACAAAACCGACAATGTCTATCACTACCCTAATGGCTCTTATATTGAGTTCTTTGGGGCAGAGGATTCGGGCAAGGTCAGAGGACCAGGGCGAGATATACTGTATATAAACGAGGCAAATCTATTGCCTCACTCGATTTACCAACAGTTAGCTCTAAGAACCAAGCAGACCATCTTTTTAGACTTTAACCCAGTCGATGAGATGAGCTGGGTGTACGATGTCGCTGATAGAGATACTAACCTCTTAATCCATTCAACCTATAAAGACAACCCATTCCTGCCAAGTGAGCAGGTAGCTGAGATTGAAAGTCTGAAAGATGCAGACGAG